TATAATTCAATATAACATGAGTATATTGGCAATGGATATTGTTGATTTTGATAAGGATGCAACAGTAGATAAATTTATTGGAAATGATAATACGCATGATATTTTCAATACTCAAATATCTCTATTGAATAGATTATACGAGAAGTTAAGAAGAGGAAATTTATATGATGATAATTATCAGATTGAAGGAGATCCATCATTAGAACCTTTTACAGATCGTTTTGAAAATACTTTGTGCGGTTGGACTTTAACAATGAATATAATTATTCCTAATGATATGACTGTTTGTGATGTTTGATAATAGCGAAATATTAGAAACGATTGAGAAGTTCAAGAACTTAGTTATTGAAGAAGCAAAAGGTAATCTTCAAAAAAAGAATGCATCAGGCGATTTATCTAATTCTATAAGAGGAGAAACAAAGGTAATGGCTAATTCAATCAGGATTACATTCGATATGGATAAATATGGATGGTATCAGGATAAGGGAGTAAGCGGAAAAAAAACGAAATATGATACTCCTTTTGAATATACTGATAAAATGCCACCGCCTAGAGCATTGGATAAATGGGTAATTAGAAAAGGAATAGCGCCAAGAGATGCATCAGGAAAATTTAAAGGAAGGAGCATTAAAACAGTAGGCTTTAAAAAATCAATAACTTTTTTAATTGCAAGAAGCATTTTTTATAAAGGATTAAAGCCTTCATTATTTTTTACTAAGCCTTTTCAGAAGCATTTCAAAACATTAGGCGAAGAACTACAAAAGAAATACGGATTGAGCATGATTAAATTATTTGATGATATTATGCAGGAAAGTTTAAAAAAATCTAAAACTAATTAACAATGGCGAATATATTTGCAAGATCTCCTTATATTATTGAAGTAGATGAAACTTCAGTTGTTGGATCTCAATTAGATCTAACATTTTATTATCCTGGAACTTCTCCAGGAACAGCGCAATATACTTTAAAAAAGAAAATTCCATCATCTAATGATCTTAAAATGTATTATGATATTTCTCCTTATTGCAGGGAGTATTTGAAATTCACAACAAGGCAGAGCATTATCGGAACGCTTCCATCAACATCAGCAATTGCAGCATCTAACAATAATCAATATGTATTATTAAGAGTTCAGAGATACAAAGAAACAACAACAGGCCAATATGCGCTTTTAGATACAACAACTAATTATTGTTTTGATGGATATGGATATTATTCAGAGGGAAGCAATCCAACGAATTCAGATTATATTTTTAATGGATCAAAATATGCAACATTAAAAGAAGGAACATATAATTATAAATATTCAGCATTAGGAAATCCAACAGTAAATCAATATGATAGAGCAGGAGTTTTAGGAGTATATAATGCAGCATCAATTGATTCTGTTAGATACACTGATTTAGTTACAGGCGGAACAACGACATTTTCAACTCCATTTGCATCAGGGAATACATTATATGATGTTCCTGCGGTTTGGGCAGGTTATTATGCCAATGGAAATAAATTAGAAATTTGGCAATCTATTGGATCTCCTTCTGCTGTTCTTTTAGGCACATGGTATTTTAAGCCTGTTTGCGAGCCTAAATATACTCCTGTTATGATTGACTTCATAAATAAATTTGGTTATTGGCAAAGAGAATGGTTTTATAAAGCATCAAAAAATAATATAACAGTTCAGGAAACGGAATATAATTTAATGCAATCTAGTTCATTAAGCTATTCAACATTAGAGGGCCAAAGAAGAGCATTTAATATTAATGGTCAAGAATCGATAACATGTAATACAGGATTTGTTGAAGAGGATTATTCAGAAACAATTCAGCAGATATTATTATCAGAGAAAATATTATTGGATTCTTTGCCTGTTACAACATCAACAAAAAACATTGATAAGATAAAAGGAATCAATGCAGATAAGCCAATTAATTATCAAATCAGTTTTAAATATTCATTTGATGCAATTAATTCAGTTATATAATGAAAAGAAGCATTCAAATATATGTAGAAGGAGTTAAATTAGATTTATTTAATGATGAGCAAATTAATGTTAATTCGACTGTTCAAAATATCCAGGATATTTCCAAAGTTTTTTGCGACTTCTCTCAAAGTTTCTCCATCCCTGCAACAGCAAATAATAACAAAGTTTTTAGCCATTGGTATGATTCAGACGTTTTTAAATATAATGGAAATCAATTTGATGTTAATATTAGAAAGGATGCGCAAATAGATATTAATTTAACAGCATTCAGAACAGGCAAGATTCAACTAGAGAAGGCGAATCTAAAAAAGGGAAAGCCTGAAAGTTATCAGATAACATTTTATGGAGATATTACAAGCCTAAAAGATAAGTTCGCAGAAGATTTATTATCTGATGTTGATCTTTCATCATTAGATCATTTATATAATGGAACAGAAGTATTTAACAGGATAACGGATAATTCAACTAATTATGATGTTAGATATCCATTAATTTCTTCAAAACGGAATTGGGTTTATGGCGGTGGATCAGCAGATGATATTACAGATACAACAGGAAGGATTGATTATCTTGAATTATTTCCTGCGGTAAAAATATCATCTTTATTTTCTGTTATTGCTTCTAATTATGGATTAACTTTTAATGGAACTTTTTTATCAGATCAAAGATTTACGGATTGCTTTTTATGGGGAAAAACAACAAGCGCCAATACGCTAGATTTTATAACGCAGCCAAAAAGAGTTGATTTTATTTTAGGTTATGCAGATGCAGGAATTATTAATGTTCCTTTTGATTTTTCAAATGACACGATTTCTTATTCCGATCAATTCTTTTTTTTAGCTACTTCATCATATCCATCTCCATATTTTAACAGAAGATTCAGAACTAGATTTACAATTTATGATATATCTTCGGCATCAGCAACATGGTATATTGATTTATACAAAGATGGAATTCTTTATTCAACAACGCAGGGATCAGGAAATTCTAGTCAAACTTATACGCTATTAGAGGAATTAGTAACTCCTGGATTGAATTCTACTTTATATATGGAAGTTCGAGCATCAGAGCAGATGAGTTTTAAGTCTAGGGTTTATTCAGATGAATTATTTGATTACAATGATACATCAACAACAGGAGTTCCAATTATTGGAACAGATGTTTATACCGTTGCATCTTATGGGCCAACTCAAACATTAACAGGAAATTCAAATCTAGCAGGGTTCGTTCCTGAAATGAAGGTTTCCGATTTCTTTTCGGGAATATTAAAAGTATTCAATTTAACTTGTTATGGTACAGACATAGATACTTTTCAAATTGAACCTTTAGATATATGGTATCAAGTAGGAACTGTTCATGATATTACAGAATTTACAGATATTGATTCAATTAATGTTGATCGCGTTCCTTTATACAAAAGTATTAAATTGAAATATCAGGAAAGTGATTCGATTTTAAATAAACAATTCAAAGCATTATTTCAGAAGAATTATGGTAATGATGATCAAGAATTTTCGTATGATGGAAATGATTTTAATGTTCAGCTTCCATTTGAAAATCTAATGGGCCAAAGATTTGATAATACAACAACGCAGGTTGCGTATGCATTAACAGAAAACTTAGATCCATATACGCCTAAGCCTTGTTTGTTTTATATGTATGAAAGGCAGGCAACAGGAGTTAAATTATATAATGGATCATCAGTTGTTGATTTAGTTAATTACATGCCATTTGGACAGGATCTTTTATATAATGGAGTAGATAATTATTCTTTAAATTTTGGGCCTGCAATGAGTACATTTTTATTACAGCCTGTTCAGAACGGATTAACGAAAACTTATTATTTTAGCTATCTGTTAAATCTTTATGATCTACAAAACAGATTAGTTTCAGTAAAGGCAAATCTACCAATTTCTTTATTAACTACATTAAAATTAAATGATCGTTTGATTATTAGATCAAAAAGATATGTAATTAATGAAATGAAGAGTAATTTAACATCAGGAGATGTTGATTTTACTTTGCTTTTAGATTTCAGGGATATAATGCCAACATCAGTTATTCCATCTCCATCAGCCGCAGGATGTGTTGATGTTCCTATTAATCTTCCAAATGGAGTATGTTCCGCAGCAATTGCAACATCAACGCCAGGCGTAACAATAACGCCATCATCAGTAACTGCATCACAAATCATTGAGGTATGCGTTCCTGCAAATGCAAATCCTCAAACTTTATTAGTTACAGAAGATACAAATTTATTATTTCCGCCAATTCTTTATAAGTATATAAATACAGAAGATAATTTCAGGATTCAAACAGAAGGAAGCGCAAATCAAACAATAATTTTAACAGTTACATTTACTTATTGTAATGGAACAGTAGATGATCAAACAATAGTAATACAACAGCCATGATTGAAAATATATTAAACATGCTAAAATTGCATGAACATTTAGGAGAAACAGAAAATATTGAAATAGCCAAAGGGAAATATAAAATTTATAGAGGGATAAAAGATTTATATAAGCAGGAGAAGAGAAAAAATTATTTCAAAAAAATAGAAAATGGCAGAAAATTATAATTTAAATATTGAAATTACTGAAAAGGGCGTTGAGGAAATTCAAGGCAAATTTGATAGTTTAAGAAAAGAAATAGACGAAACAGAAAAATCAATAGAAAAACTTTCAGAAACAGAGGGCAAAAGTTTCCAGGAAAGAAAACATAATGCGAAGGTTGCTGATGAATTGAGAAAAAAATTAGCAGGGTTACATTTGGAATATGATGGATTAACTAAAATTCAAACCGATTATAACAAGGGATTAAAAAATACAGGCGAAGATTTGGGATCTTTGCAAGTTCAGATAAACAATTCTACTAGAAGGCTAGAAGCATTAACATTAGCAGGGCAGCAGGGATCAAAAGAATTTCAGGATTTAACGAATCATGTTAAAAATTTAAAAGATGCGCAGGAAGAAACTAAAAGTGTAATAAAAGGAACAACAAAAGAAATTCATAATTCAGGGGATGCGGTTCATAAATTTGAAACAGCAGCTGAAGGCATTGGCGGAGCATTAGAGGTTGGCGCAGTTGCTTTAAGCGCATTCGGAATGGAATCAGAAGCAGTTGAAGAAAAATTACTTTTAGTTCAGCAGGCCATGTTGTTGTCGGATGGAATTAAAAGTGTTCAAAAATTTAGTGAAAGTTTTGGTTTAGCAAGTAAAGCAACAAAATCATTTACACTTGTTCAAAAGGGATTAAATTTAGTTTTAGCTGCTAATCCATTTGCTTTAATGGTTACGGCAATTGTTACTATAATTGGTTTATTTGCCGTTTTCACAGATGCAGTAGATGTTGTTATTGCTAATTTAAAGGCAGTTTCTGATTGGCTTGGAATTACAGATTCAGAAGCCGAAGAAATGGCCAGCAAAAGAGAAGCAGAAGCAAAAGCAGCAGCACAACAGGAAGAATTAGCAAGAAAGAGAGCTGAAAGATTGCATAAATCTAAAATGAGCGCATTAGATAATGAGATTAATTTAGCAAGGGCACAAGGTAAAGACACAACCGAACTACAAAAGAAAAAATTAAAAAATGAAATAGTATTAAAAGAAGCAGCACTTGCAACTTTATTAGTAGAAGAAGCAAAAATAGAAGCATACAGGGCACAACTTCTTGCTATGAGCAAACAAGCAGGTTTAACTGGTCAATTAGGAAGGGCAGGTTTAGAAGGACTTGAAGAACATAAAACTAAATTAGAAGATACAAAAGCTGAAATTGAAAAACTAAAAACCGATTTAAAAATCGTAGATATTGAAGCGAAAAAATCTAGAACTAAAACAAAAAGTTTTGATAAAAAAGATACAAAAGAAGAAAAGGCAGAAAAGGAACGTATAAAAAAAGAAAAAAAGGAGTTAGAAAATGAGCGTAAAAGATTGCAAAATTTGCAAAAATTAAGAGATGATTTTGAAACTTCTTTAGAAGCGGAGACGGATATTGCAAATAAAAGATTAATTAGTGAACAGGAATTTGAAATACAATTAGTTCAGGATAAATATTTTAATCTAATAGAGCAGGCAAAACAATATGGATTAGACACATCAGTTCTTATAGAAAATCAAAGAATTGCAGAAGCAGAAATCAATAAGAAATATGAAGATGAAGCAAAAGAAAAAAAGAAAATAAAAGATGCTAAGGATAAGAAAGATGCGCAGGAATTAGCATTGGCAAAGGCACAAATGGCGATTGATGGATTAAGATTAGTTTCAGATGTTGCACAATTATTTGCAGGGAAAAGCGAAAAGGCCGCTAAAAGAGCATTTCAGATTAAAAAGGTTGCTGATATTGCAGAAGCAACAATGAGCGGTTATAAAGCAGTAATTTCAACATTTGCAAATGCTCCAGGCGGCCCTGTTCTAAAAGGAATCGCAGCAGGATTAGCAGGAGCATTTTCAGCAGTTCAAATTGGAAAGATTGCATCAGCACAATTTGGGGGTGGCGTAAAAGATGTTGATTCTGATATACCAACAGAAGGAGATGTAGCAGCAGCAGCACCGCAGTTTAATGTTGTTGGAGATACAGGAACACAATTAGCACAAATACAGCAACAGCCAATGCAGGCATTTGTTGTTTCAGGAGAAGTTACAACAGCGCAAAGCCTAGATAGAAACAGAATACAAAACGCAACAATTTAAAAAATTAACGTATTTAAATCATGAAGATAGTTGAATTAATATTAAATGAATCAGATGAAAAGGCAGGCATTGATGCCATTTCAGTAGTCGAATCTCCTGCAATTGAAGAAAATTGGATCGCATTAAATAAGCATGAAATTGAATTAAAAACAATTGATGAAGAAAAGAAAATTTTAATGGGATTAGCATTAGTTCCTCAAAAGCAAATTTATAGAAGGAACGAAAAAACGGATGAAGAATACTATATATATTTTTCAAAAGAAACAATTAGAAAAGCATCTCAATTATTTCTAAAAAATTCTAATCAAAATAATGCTACTTTAGAACATCAAACAAAAATTGAAGGAATGAGCATTGTTGAATCCTGGATCGTTGAAGATGAGAAGAAGGATAAATCAGCGCTTTACAATTTTAATGCTCCTATTGGATCATGGATGATTTCAATGAAGGTTGATAATCCTGAAATTTGGTCTAAAGTGAAAAAATCAGAAATTAAAGGTTTCAGTATAGAAGGGTATTTTGCAGAAAAATTAGAAGCATCAAAAATAAAAACAGATGATGAAATTTTAGCAGAATTAAAAGATCTAATTTTAGAATATGAAAAAGAAGAGAATAAAAAGCAGCAAAAATAAAACACAAAGTAAAACTTCTCCAAAGGGCGGAATTAGGGGATGTTTATGCGAAGATAACACTTATCATCCTGATTGCTGTGATGGAACAATTCACGCGCAGGGAATCGGTAAAATTTAAAGATAATACGACAAATAAAAAAAAATACGTTTATTTTAAAAAAGGAAATAAAAAATGAATACAACAGAAATATTATCAAAAATTAAAACTCTTTTAGGAGTTGAATCAGAAGCGGTTTGTTTAGCGCAGATGAAATTAGAAGATGGATTAACTATTGTTGAATCAGAAACATTCAAAGCAGAAGATTCCATTTCTATAATTACAGAAGATGGAAAGGTTGCGCTTCCTATTGGAGAATATAAATTAGAAGATGGAAGATTGATAGTTATTAAAGAGGAAGGAATTATTTTTGAAGTTAAAGAGGAAGAGGAGAAAAAAGAAGATGAAGAAGTTAAGGAAGAAGTGAAGGAAGAAGTTGAGGAAGAAGTTGAAGCAAAAGAAGCAACAACAGTTCCAAAAAAAATAATTGAATCAATTACAAAGGAATCATTCTTTTCAGAAATCGAAGCAATGAAAACTGAAAACGAATCTTTGAAAAAAGAATTAGAAGATATTAAATTAAAAGCAGTTGAGGAAAACAAAGAAACTAAAGAAGAAACATCAGAAGTTGAATTAAAAACGGATGAAGAAGTTACTCCAATAGTTCATAATCCTGAAAATAAAAAAGAGATTGAAGGATTTAAATATTCTCCAAATAGAATGGAAACTACTCTAGATAGAGTAATGAAAAAACTAAGTAAATAAATTTTAAAATAAAAAAATAAAAAAATGGCAAATCCAGTAACAACAGGAACAAGTTATAAAGGCGAGTTCGCAGGAAAATATTTATCTGCAGCACTTTTAAGCGCATCAACATTAGACAAAGGTCTAATTACAGTAATGCCGAATGTGAAACATAAATCAGTTTTACAAGTAGGAGCATATAGTGATATCGTTGCAGATGGAACATGTGATTTCACAGCATCAGGAACATTAACTTTGACCGAAAAAATTATTGAACCTCTTGACTATCAGGTTAACGTTGAATTGTGCAAGCAAGATCTACATGATACTTGGCAGGCAGCAGAAATGGGTTTTTCTGCATATTCTAATCTTCCTTCTTCATTTGAGGATTTCGTTTTGGCTTATACAGCATCTAAAGTTGCTGCAAAAATCGAATCTAATATATGGGCAGGACAAGTAGGAACAGCAGGCGAATTTGAGGGATTTTATTATCTAGCAACAGCAGGCGGATCAGGATGCATTTCAGTAACAGGAACAACAGTAACTGCAACAAACGTAATTACAGAAATGGGGAAAGTAGTAGATGCAATACCTCAAACCGTTTATGGGAAAGAAGATCTTTTAATCTACGTTGCACCAAATGTTGCACGTGCCTACATTAGAGCATTAGGCGGTTTCGTTGCTACAATCGGAGCGAATGGAGTTGATAACAAAGGAACATCATGGTATTCAAACGGAGATCTTTCTTTCGACGGAATTCCAGTTGTTGTGGCGCAGGGGCTTCCTGCTTCTTCAATGATGGCAGCGCAAAAATCAAACATGTTTTTTGGTACTGGACTGTTAAATGACAGTAATATTTGTAAAATTTTAGACATGAGTGACCTGGATGGAAGTCAGAACGTGCGAGTAATTATGAGATTTACAGCAGCAGTTGCAATGGGTATTAATTCTGATGTAGTTATTTACGCTTAAGACAAATTAATTAAGGGCCTGAAATATGGCCCTTTTAGTATAAATTTTTAAAACTTAAAAAATGAGTTGCGACATAATCGGTGGCAGGACAGAATCCTGCAAAGACGCGGTTTCAGGTTTACATTCGGTTTACCTTATAAACTTCGGAGATTTAGACATTCCTTCCGTTTCTACTTATGGAACAGGAGATAATACAGATCAAATTACAGCTATAACAGGCGGAACAACTAGCTTATATAAATTTGAATTAAAAGGTGCGAATTCGTTTGAGCAGGCTATTGAGTCAAGTCGTGAAAATGGTACGACATTTTTTACTCAAACGCTAACTATTCAATTGAAGCGCCAGGATGTTAAATCTACAAAAAATGTGAAACTGATTTCTTATGGAAGACCGCGCATAATAATTCACGCTAGAGGGGATCAATGGTTCATGATGGGATTAGATCAGGGTTGTGATGTTTCAGCAGGTTCAATTTCTAGTGGAACGCAATTAGGAGATTATAACGGATACTCGTTGACTTTTACTGCGCAAGAGGAACTTCCTGCGAACTTTATTAACTGTTCTACGCAGGCAGAATTAAAAACATTAATGGGCGGATCAGTTGTTATAACTACTACATAAAATATTCCTTTATCCTTATATTTTCATATAGCTTAAAGAGGGGGTTTTTTAAACCCCCTTTTTTTATTCCAACAAATTTGTAATTTTACGTTATCTTATTATGATAATTTTAAAAGTAGATTCAAATCCTCAAACATTTAAGTTTATTCCTAGATCAAAAACTTATGATGGATTATTCATAAGAGATGAATCGGAAAATATAACTACTGAAATTACAATTGATAGTAATGCATCTAATGATTATTACGAAACAATAACAGCGACATTTTACAGCGCTTCCCCTGCATTTACTTTAGTTGAGAATAGATTTTATCGAGTATTAATAAAAAACGGAACAGAGATCATTTATAGAGATCGAATATTTGTAACTAATCAAACGGATCTTTCTAATTATTCTGTTAATAATGGAGTTTATAATTCAAACTCTTCAACAAATGAATTTATAATTTATGAATAATAATACGCATATATTAAATTTAGCAGCTTATGAAGCGCCTGAAATAGTTGAATCAACTAAAAGAGATTGGGTTTTATATGGAGATGATAATTCTTATTTCGATTTTCTTATTGATGCTTATAAAAATTCAACAACTAACAATGCAATAATTAATAATATTTGCAGATTAGTATATGGAAAAGGATTGAATGCATTAGATGCTTCAAAAAAGCCAAATGAATATGCGCAGAGCATCATGCTATTTGATAAGAATGATATAAAAAAAATTATCTTAGATTATAAAATGTTGGGCCAGGCAGCATTTCAAATCCATTATTCAAAAGATCATAAAAAAATTATTAAGGCATTGCATATTCCTATCCAATTAATTGCGCCTGAAAAGTGTAACGAAGAAGGAAAAATCGAATCATACTATTATTCTGATAATTGGAAAGAGGTTAAGAAATTTCCGCCTAAAAGAATTCCTTCATTTGGATCATCAAAAGAGCAGATAGAAATTCTTTGTTTTAAAAATTATACTCCAGGAATGAAATATTATTCCGCAGTTGATTACGTTGGCGGCATTTCTTACGCAACATTAGAGGAAGAAATCAGCGATTACTTGATTAACGATGTGCAGAATTCTTTCAGTTCAACGAAGGTCGTAAATTTTAACAATGGAATACCAACAGAGGAGCAACAAAGGATAATCAGTTCTAAGGTAATGAATAAGCTAACAGGCGCGAATGGTCAGAAGGTAATCGTTTCATTCAATGCGGATGATTCTGCAAAAACTACAATAGACGATATCCAACTTAATAATGCTCCTGAACATTATCAATACTTGGCAGATGAATGCATGCGGAAAATCATGGTTTCACATAACGTAGTTTCACCAATGTTATTTGGTATAGCATCTAAGAATGGATTTGGAAGCAATGCAGACGAATTAAAGGATTCCTCAATTCTTTTTGATAACATGGTAATTAAACCAATTCAGGATGCAATATTAGATGCAATTGATAGCATTTTAGCATTTAATGATATTTCTTTAAAATTATATTTTAGAACACTGCAGCCTTTAGATTTTAAGGATCTAGAAAAAACAACAAAAGAAGAAATTATAGAAAAGGAAGGCGTTAATTTAAAGGATGAACATATCTTATCAGATGATCAAAAAAATCATATCCTGGATAATTTAGAAGGAGAAATTATAGATGAAGAGGAATGGGAATTAGTTGATGCAAGAACAGTTGATGAAGATAATGAAAGCATTGAAGAATGGGCCAATAAATTAATAAAGCCTAATAAATCAGCATTAACAAAATTAGCAGATTTCATTAAGAGTTATCCTAATAAAAAATCTTCTTTAGATAAGGACATTTACAAAGTTAGGTATTCTTATGAAAGAATAGCAAAGCTAGCAAGTTCTAGCAAAAGCAGAGAATTTTGCCAAAAGATGGAAATTAGAAATGCAAAAGGCGTAAGATATAGAAAAGAGGATATAGATCAGGCATCTTTTCAGGGAGTTAATAATTCCTTCGGACATAAGGGAATGAATTATAGTTTGTTCCGTTTTAAGGGCGGTATTAATTGTTATCATGTATGGAAAGAGAATCTTTATAGATTAAAGAAAAAAACGGATGGATCTTATTATAAAGATAAATCATTGAGCAGTTCAGAGGAAATTTTTGAAGTTCCTTATTCAGTTAATCCAACAGGAAAGAATGATTCAGAGAAAGCGCCTATTAACATGCCTAATAAAGGAGCATATCCAACAAAATAAAAGATAAAAGAAATGGCAGAAGCATTATTAATATCAAGATCAGACATAGTTAAATATACTTCCATGAACGGAAATGTGGATACAGCGAAGTTTATACAATATATTAAGATTTCACAAGATACGCATATTCAATCTTATTTAGGAACAGATTTATTAAAAAAAATACAGGCGGAAATAATTGCAGGAACATTAGCAGGAGATTATTTAACTCTTTTAACGACATATATTAAACCCATGCTGATCCATTATGCAATGATGGAATATCTGCATTTTGCAGCATTCAGCATTTCAAACAAGGGAGTTTATAAACATCAGGCAGAAAATTCAGTTTCAGCAACAACAGAGGAGATTAATGAATTAGTTGCAGCAGAAACAAAAATCGCAGAACATTATGCTCAAAGATTTGTTGATTATATATGTAATAATTCAAGTTTATTTCCTGAATATAATTCTAATTCATCTAATGATGGAGATATGTTTCCTTCTTCTGATGTAAATTATTCTAATTGGTATTTATGAAAGAGGTAATAACTAGAAAACCAAAAGAAAAAAACATTATTAAGTTAAAAAAATATTTGAGAAAACATGGCAGAAAAGAAGATTTCAGGGTTAACAGCAAAAGGAAGTAATTTAGAAGAAACGGATTTATTTATTATATCGAAATCTGATGGATCAGGAGGATATGATACTAAATCAATAACAGGCGCTGAATTAAAAAACTTTTCAATAAATACTCAAACAG